TCGCAGCTGAAATTTGGAAAGCGTATTTCTTTGCGCCTGATGAACTATGGATGGTCGGCATATGGTTTTAATCCGTATGCTGGGGGGTTTGAGCGTTTGGCTCGCCGACTTCTAAGCAAACCGTATCGTGGTTGCTATGATGTTAGTGGTTGGGATAAGTTTCTTCCACTCCTTAAGGATATTTACCAAACGCTTTTGAAGCGGGGTAACATCCCGGAATCTGAATTAGAGGAATTCCTGTGGATGGTCACGAATACCTGTGAGTTTTTGTTGAAATTGACGAACGGTAATGTAATCTGTAAAGATTATGGTAATGCTTCCGGATCTGGATGCACTACTCGTGATAATATCTTTGGCCATATTATAATTTTTGCGGCTGGTTTGTACGAAGCATATTTGTTTAAAACTGGAACCGCTCCTCCTTTATCATTAGTTCATGATCAACTAGTACATTTGTACGGAGATGATAATGTGTATTCTTTGGATGAGGAGTTTTCTCTAATGTGTGATGAGAAATTCCTTGGGGCTCATTTAGCCAAGTATGGACTTAAGCTGAAGTTTTTCTTCGGGGGGTTAAATGCTGATTTGCATACCCTTTTCCTTTCTTGGTGCCTCTTTTAAATTCAAAGGTGATCGTTGGTTGCCTTGTTACGACGTAGTTCGACTAGCAACAACGATGGTTTATGAGCAGAATGAACTCTCATTAGCCCAGCATCTTGGAAAAGCATTTACGTTAATGGTTATGTCGTATCCTACAGAACATTTTCAGGTCTTCTACACCGCGTATGCTTCTCTAGTTAACAGTGATATTGTTAAGAATAACTTAGATGACCCAACGATTAAGTCGTACGCCTTTGTTGGCGCACCGGAAATCAGCTCTATAGTTGGTTTTTATACTGGATCGGAGGCGAGTAGTCTAGATGGTCTGATGTTAGATTTTTCATCGGATCACCTATTTGCTTTCTAAGAAGTTCGAGAAGAGGGTTAATCTTCCCTTAAATGTCATTATCTTATTCGGGTGTGCCCATTAAACAGCACTGTTTAAAAGATGTCTCAAATGACTAAAAAAGAAAAGAAAATCCTGCTAGCTAAAATGGCGGGTGGTGCTGTCCCTAAGAAGAGGAGAGCACCTCGTAAAAGGGCTGGACCTAACAGAAGAAATCCGGTTATTCCGGCTTCTGCCCCTGCCAGAAATGGCCAAGGTCGAAGACGTGGTCAAAAGCGTCAGCGTGGTGGATCCAATGAGGTCACCACTTTTGGAAACACTCGGAATTTTACGATTCCTATTGATGAGGATATTGGAACAATTACTGGTTCTACTGGTTATGCGTTGAATACCTTTTCAATAAATCCAGGAAACCCGGCTTTATTGCAGTTTGTTTCCCGGATTGCTCAGAATTATGAGCGTTATGAGTTTCTTAAGTTGAGATTTGAGTACCGTCCTTCAGCTAGTGTTTTTGCTGCTGTTGGTTCTCAAGGTTTGGTTGGGATTGCGGCTACTATGGACGCCATTCAGGCTCCACCCTCCAATCAAGCTCAAGCTGATGTTCTTTACCATTCTCCTATTGTTGAGACGGCGCGTCCAACTTCCCTAAACCTTCCTTTGAGTTTTCTTCAATCGAAGTCTTTGAGAGAGAAGTTTTTTGTTCGGCAAACGGGTACTATACCTGGTGGTGCTGATCCACATCTTTATGATTGTGGCCAGATATTTTTCTGGACAAATGGACAATCCAATGCTAATCCCATTGGAACAATTCGTGTTGTTGGTTCTTGTAGGCTTTCTAATCCTGCCTCGGACCTTACCACCGGATTTCCTCCCAACTTTAAAGTTGCCGTTTTTTC